TCGCCGTGGCCCGCCAGGCGTGCGAGCACCGGGTGCAGCGCGCGCTGATGCTGCAGACGCTGGAGGCCACGCTCGACGCCTTCCCCTGCGCCAGCGCCCGCAACCCCGACGCCGCCATCGAACTGATCATGCCGCCGGTGATCGATGTCACCAGCGTCACCTACACTGCCGCTGACGGCAGCTCCACCGTGCTGGCCAGCACCGATTACACGCTGGACGCCCGCAGCGAGCCCGCCCGCCTGGTGCCCGCCTACGGCCTGAGCTGGCCCACCACGCAGGCCAGCATCGCCGCCGTGCGCGTGGTCTACCGTGCCGGCTACAGCACCAGCGCCACGGCCGCCACCGCGCAGGCCGCCGTGCCTGCCGCGCTGCGCCAGTGGATGCTGCTGGCCGTGGGCGATATGTACGAGCGCCGCGCCGCCTCATCCGACAAGCCTGCCGTGCGCCATGACTTCGTCGATGCGCTGCTCGACCGCTACCGCATCTGGAGCCTGTGAACATGGCTGGCTATGTGATCGACCCCGGCGAGCTGACCGAGCGCGTCACCCTGCAAAGCCGCAGCGTGTCGAAAGACGCCTACGGCCAGGACACCATCACCTGGACCGATGTGGCCACCGTGTGGGCGCGCGTGCGCGCCGTGAGCGGGCGCGAATTCTTCGCCGCCGCCCAGGTGCAGCAGGAGCAGAGCGTGAAAGTGGTCATCCGCAAGCGCGCCGACGTGGCCGCCACCTGGCGCCTGCTGTGGCAGACCCGCGCGCACGACATCACCGGGGTCATCCCCATCGGCCACGAATGGACGGAAATCATGTGTCTTCAGGGGGTGAAAGATGGCCGGTGAAATGGTCCGCATCGAAGGGCTGGACAACCTCAAGCGCAAGCTGGCCGAAGTGCCCAAGGCCATGCGCAAGCGTGTGCTGCGCAACGCCCTGGCAGCCGGCGCCCGCGAAGTGCGCGATGTCGCCAAGCGCAACGCGCCCGTCATGACGCTGGGCACCTCGCTGAAGGCGCCTTACCGCAAGCCCGGCACCGTCAAGCAGGCCATCCGCGTGCGCACCAGCAAGGCCGATCGCCGTGCAGGGGATGTGGGCGTGTTCGTCAACGTGCGGCCCGCCAAGTCCGGCCAGCGCGGGGCCAAGAACCCGAATGATCCGTTTTACTGGCGCTTTCTGGAGTTCGGCACCAGGAAGATGCCGGCCCGCCCCTTCCTGCAGCGCGCCACCAGCGCCCTGCCCAAGGCGTTGACCATCTTTCAGGAGCGCATCGCCAAGTGGATCCAGGAGACTGACCGATCCGGGCAGGTGAACCCATGAGCGCCGCCACCTCCCTGCAAACGCTGCTCGCGGGCACCTCCGCCGTCACGGCGATCTGCGGCACCCGCATCAGCTCCGACCGTGCCGAGCAAGGCAGCGCGCGCCCGTTCATCGTCTACACCGGGTCCGAGGAACCCCAGCGCGCCCTGGACGGCAGCGTGCACGGCACCCGCACCACGTTTGAGATCCAGTGCTGGGCCGACACCCGCGCTTCGGCCGACGCCCTGGCCGCCGCTGTCAAGACCGTGCTGGACGCCAATCACCAGTATTGCACCGGCCCGGCCGGCGGATACGACGGCGAGCTCGACCTGGAAGCCGCCCTGCTGACTTGCGACTGGTGGACCGACTGACCGGCCCGCCTGCCGCCCATTTTTCGCACCCGCCACCCGGCGGGTTTTTTGTTTCCCCCGTTGCCCGCGTGAGTGGGTTTTTTCACTTGAAAGGTCAATCATGAGCACTCAAACCGGCCGCAACGTCCGCGTCGAAATCGCGGCCACGTATGACACCGCCAAGACGGTCTCCGCCGTCACCAAGGCCAACCCCGGCGTGGCATCGTCCACCAGCCATGGCATGGCCAACGGCACCATCGGCTACTTCAGCGACACCACCGAAGGCATGAACGAGCTGGCCGGTGCCGCCTTTTCTGTGGCCAACCAGGCCACCAGCACCTTCGAGCTGCAGGCCGAGAACACCACCAGTTACGGCACCTTCACCAGCGGCACCTTCACCCCGGTGCTCACCTGGAGCACGCTGTCCACCGCCACCAGCTACAGCATCGGTGACGCAGCTGCAGACCAGATCGACACCACCACCCTGCTCGACCGGCTTAAGCAGTCCGAGATCGGCCTGCTGGCCTCTCAGACCGTCACCATCGAAGGCTTCAGCGATCCGCAGTCTGCCGCCGCGCTGCTCATCCGCGCCGCCGCGCTGAACGTGTCCTATGTGGTGGTGCGCATCACCCTGAGCAACGGCGAGCGCCGCATCTTCCGTGGAATGCCCTCGCTGCCGGGTGAATCGCTGTCCGTCGGCCAGAAGGCCACCGGCTCGCTCACCTTCGCGGTGCGCGGCAAGGTCGGGATGCTGGTCGCATGACCCCAGCCGAACGACTGATCGCCGCCATGCGCGCCCAGCGGCTGAGCTGGGTGGTGCTGGAGCCGGCCAAGGACGGCCGGGCGGAAAAGCGGGTGCAGATCACCCGCCCGCCCGAGTCGGCCATGCCCGACTTCCTGGTCAAAACAGAAGACGGCGGCTACACCCTGAAAGCCGAGCTGCGCCACGTGGAGGCCTACACCGTGGGCTGGGAAGGCATCACCGAGGCCGACCTGGTAGGCCCCGCCGGCAGCAGCGACCCGGCCGCCTTCGCGCCCGCGCTGTGGTCCGTGGTGGTGGCCGACAAGCTGGCGTGGCTGCAAGCGGTGGCCACGGCCATCCTGGAGGCCATCGTCAAGCACCGCGAAGCCCTGGACGCCGACACAAAAAACTCCTAGCCCTGCTGGACTGGCAATCCGGCCTGCAGTACGAGGGCGAAGCGGCCCCCGCGCCAGAGCCGGCGCACTCCATGGCGATCCGGGCCTGGCGGCTGCTGGCCAACGGCATGGGCGGCATCGACTGGGCCGGCCTGCCCATCGTCGTTGAGATGCTCGGCATCCACGACCCTGAATCTCTCATTGCGCGGCTGCAGGTGATCCGCGCTTACAAGCCAACCGAGAATCAAAATGAGCCTGGCATCACTGTCGATTGACATCACGGCAAAGACCGCGACATTTGAAAAAGACCTCAAGCGCGCGGCCGATCTGGGCTCCACCTTTGCCACGGTCACCGTCGCAGGGTTCACCGCGATTGCATCAGGCGCCACCGCCGCTGCCGTCGGGTTTGACCGCCTGGTCAAGTCGGCCGGCAGCTTTCAAGACCTGGCCGAGCAGGTAGGCGCCAGCGCGGAGGGCCTGGCATCTCTCTCCGTGTCGGCGTCTGTCGGCGGCACTTCGATGGAAGAGGTCTCGGGCTTCGCCATCCGCCTCACCAAGAACCTGACCGGCGTGGATGACGAAGCCACCAAAGCCGGCGCCGCGCTGAAAGCCCTGGGCCTCGACATCGAAGACCTGAAGGCCGCCGACCCCGCCGATCAGATGGAGCGCATCGCCAAGGCTTTGGACAAGTTCGACGACGGCACCGGCAAGACCGCCGTCATGGAAGCCCTGGCCAAGGGCGGGGCCAAGCTGATGCCCTTCCTGAAAGAGCTGGCCACTGAGGGAGGCCGGCAGGTCATCCTGACGAAAGAGATGATCGAGCAGGCCGATGCCTACGCCGACAGCCAGGCCCGATCCCGCGCCAAGCTGTCGATCTACGCCCAGGCGCTCGCCACCGAGGCCATTCCGGCGCTGACGGCATTCCAGGACGCCCTGACCGATACCGCCAAGGACATGATGGGCGTGGCCCAGGGCGCCACCAGCCTCAAGGCCAACGACGGCGTGCGCGAGTTCGCCAAAGGCGCCGTCGGCGCGCTGGGCTTCGTGGTGGACGCGGCAGACGGGGTGTACCGGGTGGTGTCGATCATCGGCAAGTCGATTGGCGCCATTGGGGCGGCCGGTGCTGCGGTGGCGTCGGGCGAGTTCCGCATGGCCAAGTCCATCATGGCCGAGCTTGGCTCCGACGTGGACGCCACGCTGAACCGTGGCCTGTTTTCCGAAAAGCTGCAAAAGCGTCTGGCCGAGATCGGCACGCAGACGCAGGCGCTGACCGGCGGCAAAAAAGGCAAGCTGACGTTTGACGGCGCCTCCGGTGGCGGCAGCGGCGGCAGCAAGGCAGCCG